GTTCACAAAAATTACTATAATAAAGTATAGAAGACATTAATATATAATAAGTAAATGGAATTAAATATTTAACTCATTTTAAAAAAAAATGATTTAATAATACTATATTAAATATATATTATTAATAAATAAAATGAATTTCATTGGATAAATTAGCTTTGGTAATAGTTTGTAATAGCTTTTTAGAATGTTCACAAAAATTACTATAATAAAGTATAGAAGACATTAATATATAATAAGTAAATGGAATTAAATATTTAACTCATTTTAAAAAAAAATGATTTAATAATACTATATTAAATATATAGTATTAATAAATACAATGAATCCTCATATTGAAAACGTGGTAGAAGAAAATTCAACACTCCTATTTACTTTGGCCAATATTAATGTTAGTTTGGCTAATGCTATGCGTAGAACTATTTTAGCAGATATACCTGCAGTAATTTTTAAAACTACTCCTTATGAAGAAAATAAAGCAAATATTTTTGTCAATACTAGTCGTTTAAATAATGAAATAATCAAACAAAGACTAAGTAGTATTCCTATTCATATCAAGGATTATGAAAATGTTCCTTTATCTAATTATCAAATGGAAGTAAATGTGGATAATAATACAGATACATTATTATATGTAACAACCGCTGATTTTAAAATTAAAAATGTTTTAAAAAATGATTATTTAAGTGAGAAAGATACAAAAGAAATATTCCCACCTAATGATTTTACAGGTTATTATATTGATTTTGTCAGGTTGCGACCAAAAATATCAGAGGAATTACCAGGTGAAAAGCTACATTTGAATTGCGCCTTCTCTCTAGGAACAGCAAAAGAGAATGGTATGTATAGTGTAGTTTCAACATGTGCTTATGGATATACACCAGATGATGTTAGAATAGAATCCGAATTATCTAAAAAAATCCAAAAATGGAAAGAGGAGGGACTAAATAAAGAAGAAATAGATTTTGAAGCAAAAAATTGGAAATTATTGGATGGAATGCGAATTACGAAAAAAGATAGTTTTGATTTTAAAATTGAAACAATTGGCGTTTATTCAAACTTTGAAATTATAAACAAAGCTTGTGGTATATTGATTCATCTATTAAATCATTTATCTACGATTGTTGATACAGATGAATTAGAAATCAAAAAATCACCTACTACCATGGAAAACAGTTTTGATATAATACTAGATCATGAAGATTATACCATAGGAAAAATAATTGAATACATGTTTTATTCTAAATTTTTCGAAGGAATCAAAACGGTATCTTATTGTGGTTTTAAAAAAATGCATCCTCATGATACTTATAGTATTATTCGAGTTGCTTATAAAGAACCAAGTGATAAGTTAGTTATAAAACAAAATTTAAAAGAATGTTTATCTGATAGTATTCACATATTTCAAAAATTACAAAAAGAATTCTTAAAATTAGAAAAAAATATATAAATATTTTAAATTAAAAACAAAATAAAAAAATATAAAAACACTTTAATTTATAACCACAAGACAATATAATTATTATTTTATTTTATTTTTAACATTAGATTTTAAATTTTGAATAGATTTTAAATAGTTGATTTATAGTCTATGTTTCTTTTTCTTAACGGATAATTCAATGAATACATCATTAAAGTAGGATGTAATTGATTAATATAGTTAATTACGACTGTATTATTTACATACAACTTTTTTTCTTTCAATTCATTTCTATATATTTCATGTATTTTAAACATATGATTACGATATTGTTCTGAAAAATCCAATAGTGGTTTTTCTTTTTTAATAAAACAAGAAATATAATTTTGAAATAAAGTATTGGTAAATAAATGAATTTGATTACGAAATTCTGAAAATTTCTTTTTATTTTCAGGATAAAATTTTAAAAAATTTCCTACTTCACCTTTGTTTCGAAGACATAAATAGTTATATTGTAATTTAGGTTGATTACCTCTTAGTTGTTTCACTTGTTCATATACAGGATTTCTGATTTTTGTTCTCTCATGTGTATCTACATTATAAATGACTACACCTTGTATATCATAGTTGGTATTCATGGATGCATATGTTTCAATTAAATCACTATAGTTTTCCCAATCATAGATCTTTGGAAACTGTATTTTTGTTTTTGCCCAATCCATTGTTTGTATTTCCTTTATAGAAAAAGGATACACAATTACATTATTTTTATCTATATTTACTATTTTATAAATACCAATTAAATATAGATTTTTTTTTACTAGTGGAGAGACAATTCTATTTTCTGGATGTTGCAAAACAAAACTATAACAAAAGGCTTCATTTAAATGTTCTATAATTAAATCACATTCTTTTGCAGCTTCTAAAAATAAAGTTCTGAAATTTTTACTTTTAGTTTCTAAATAAAAACACGTCTCTGCGCCTACAACATTACGAGTTGCAATTTCCCAACCACCTGATAATCCAATGATTGGATTCCAAAAGACATTTATCATGGTTCCTTCTATAAATTCCTGGGCAATTAAATTGTCCTTTTTAACAGGATTCCTTTTCATAAATATGTCAGCAGGAATACTTTTAGGTGGAGCAAAACTTACAACATCATTATTTTGATTAAGAATTACCGATCTAAATAGCCCATAAGTTGGTATTATATCTATATTTAATATATTTTTATCATAACGAATGATTTTATATTTTTGATTCAAAGATTCCATATTTATTTTATTTAATTTAAGAATTTTGGTATTCTCCTCATTGTTATTTTTTAATTCATTAAAACCTTCTACACTTGATAAAGAAATTGCAAACTTCATAAAAGACATGTTATTAATATAATAAAATAGATGCTAGTCTTTAAACTATATTTTGTTTTGATTTTTACTTAAGTATAAAAATTTCTTTCATAAATATAGAAACAAATGTCATCCAAATCATCTGACCAAAAAGAAAATTCTAATTATGTTACTGAAATTAATAATGAAACCATTGTTGAACTTCAATTAGGAGATGTAATTAAAATAATAGATCCTCCAAATGAAATACTTAATGATAATACTTTTATTATTGATTATATTGATTCGCAAAAAATAAATTTGATTAATGTAGAAGATTTATCTACTCTTTCTTTAATAATTCATAAAGACGGAATATTAGGTAATGGGAGTATTACCAAAATCATCTTATTAAGTAGAAGTGAGTATCCAGGATATGCCAAACAAAATGGATTGTTACCAGAAACATGGATTAATATTTATTTCGATGGAGATATACCTACTATATTAACTGGTAAAATTACTAATTTAGAAGAAGATATGATTGAAATCAAAACTTTTCCTGAAGGAGATGTGATTTATATAAATTTTGATTATAAGGGAATTCCAGAAGATATACCTATTAAATCCATTGAAATTCGTGGTAAACCCGAAATGACCAAAGAAGAAAAAGAGGAAAAAGAAGAAAAAGAGGAAAAAGAAGAAAAAGAGGAAAAAGAAGAGAAAGAAATACTAGATCAAGACCAAGATATTACCCTGGAAGAGTTGGCAAATGAAAAAGAAGTTACACCTGAACAAAAAATAACAATGACTCTTCCAGTAGAAGATGTTAAAAATCAAATTAGAGAGTTTATTTTAAAAGGCGATCAAATTAAATTCGGAGATGAAAATCTAGGTTCCATACGGCAATTTGTGGATGTAGACATTAATAGTCAAAGATATAGTATTGAATCACAAACGAGTGATTTATTAGATGAATTGTTGTCTACCATTCCTAATTCTCAACGAACATTTAAAGTATTAAATAATATTCACACCATGATTGAAAGATTCAAACAATTAAGAGAGAAATTTTCTTTATTTGATGAATATGGCAACATTCAAGGAATCTTGGTGAACGAAGCAGATTATAAACCATTAATCAAGTATTTCACTGATTTTGATGAGAATTTATTGTGGATCTTACCTATTGTCAAAAATGTAAAAAAAGTCTACAATATTGCCAATCATTCCAATTATCAAGATATTGAAACAGTCAATATTTTTGACGATACCAAAAATCTGGAAAATATTATTCAAAGTTATAAAGCTAATAGTTTACCTGAAAACCAAAACAAATATACCGCATTATTTAATGAATTAAATTCTTATTTTACTCCTTTCGATTATGTAAATGAAGAATATACAAACGATATTATATACGAGAAAAATGTAGGCGACAATATAAATACGATTGTAGATAATTTGGGTGATTTTTATTCGTCTATTGTCCAACAAGATTCGATTCGAACAAGAAGATTTATTACACAAAAATACAATTTAGGATTAAGTAAATTAGATGCAACAAGTATTACAAATAATCGTATGATTACACAACGAGTAAAATTAACAAATCCTGATGTTTTATCTATTAAATCTTTCATGACATTACCTGAACCAGTAATTCGATTTTCTAGAATTAATTTACATGAAACATCGATTATGGAAAGGGCAAATCTAAATACTGTTTTTATCCATTATTGGCAATTATTAAAAAAGAAAACAAATGTGAATACGATTGTTATTGATAATCTAAATGATACTATTGATTATAATGAAACTAATTTTGTAAATAATATAAAAAATTATGTATTAAGTTTATCGAATGAAGATAAAATGGGATTTACTAATGATGAATTATATAAAGAATTTATCAACATCATCGTGCCAAAAATAAAAATTATTTTTAATTTAATGAAAAAATATATTACTGGAAAATTATCCATTGTTGATGTAGTTTGTTATTTGGAACCTTTTTTGATTTATACCGATAATTTAACCTATATGCAATACATTGATATAACACGCTTTATTAATGAAAAAATATCTGAATTCAACAAGAATTTTGCTGAGAGAGCTAAAATATTCTCTTCTTTGAAAAGAGTGAGAAATGATAAAAATGTTGGAAAAAATATTTATTCTTTGATTTCTTTATTAACCAATCAAAATAATACTCGTGATAATGTTTTAGAAGCTTATGATATACAAGATAACAATAAATATGATAATTCAGAAATATTAAGAAAAATAATGGTGCAAGATGCTGCCAAATTATTTACAAGTGCCATTACAATAGAAAGCTTACCATTAATGTATCCTAGTGAATTTACCTCTATTTTTTCCGATGAAAAACAAGAAATCAATCATTCGTTACATGAAGAAGAGAAAAAAGATACATGTAAAAATATGATTCTTACCAAAATGTATAATAGTATTCAAGATTTAGAAGGAGATAATAATAGAGAGATTTACTTTGATAAAAAATACGACGAAACTAATTATAGTGTATTGGATTCTTATGAAAAAGAAATGTTGAATATGAGTCCTGATAATTTTATTATATTTTTAACGGAAAAGTTGAAAAATAAATTTCAAATTTCGGAACAAGAGGCAGAATATATGGCAGATAGTTTAATTAATGGATACAAGAGAGTGTTGAATGGACAATATGCTATTTTATTTACTATAGGAGCGGAAAATAATGAACATTTTGCATATTATATTCGTAGTAATAATAAATGGCAATTAGATGATAGTGTGGATAAAAAACTAATTACAAAAGATAGTAGTGTTTTATGTAATTTGCAAGACAAATGCATTAGTATTCAAGACAAATGTGAAAGTATAGATATAAATGAACTACAAATACAAGAGAATGCGTTAAAAAAGGTAATGAATGAATTCGATAATAAATACAATGTATCCAAACAAGCATTTGAAAAAGAACAAAAAGACAAATTTGATTATTTTCTCCATGTGATGCCTTCTCTCTTGTATTTAAAAAAAGAAAATATGTGGAAATTTAATAATCAAAAATACAGGATTGGATTAGTCACTGATGATGAAAATAAAATAATTATTACTTCTCCTTTTGGTAAATTAAGAGATCTGATTCTTGGTCAACAGGATTTCGTTAAAAAACAAAATGATATTATTCGATTTGTGAAAAGTTTCACGAGAGAAGCTTATACTCATACTATTGGTCCCTTGGGAGAACAGGAAACACTTCATTGGTTCTATTGTATTAAAACCAATGTGAAATTATTACCTACTTTTTTGTATACTTTGGCTTGCGCTTATTTAAATACTTTTGATAAATATGCGACATCTAATTATTATGATACGTATAATGAAGTTGTTGAATTGGTTATTAAACAAATCGGTGCATTAAGTGACGATGAGGGATATTGGGTGGACAAATATAGTGGTTATGTTATTAAAAAGAGAGATTTTGATGTGGAAGAAGGATATGAGGAAGGATTTAAAATTTCCTCTAGAGACATCATGGAGCAAGATGAAGGAGATAAATTGATGTTTGCTTCTGTTAAACCAATAAAAGTAGAAACAATCGAAATGAAAACAATAAAAAATATCATCAATGCATTATCCAATTCTATGGGAATTAGTATAGAAGGACAAAAAGAATTTATTATGAATGGAGTTTTAACCGTGATGAAAGAAACTTTACCAGAAGAAGCCGATTATAAAAAACAAGTAAAAGACATGTCGAATAAAGGAAAGACAATTCCTTCTTTTAGAGACTTATACAATACACTTTTACTCTACTATACTTTTGGTATGTATTTGATTGCAGTTCAAACGAATATTCCTACGGTTCGAACTAGAAGAACATTTCCTGGGTGTATTCGATCTTTTGAAGGTTATCCATTTCAAGGAATGGGAGATACAAGTAGTGTTTATTATCTTGCATGTGTTGCATATAAAATTAGAAGTTCTAGTGAGCCATGGTATGTTTTATCAAAAACCAAAGAAGCAACCATTGCCAATAAGATTAAAGACAGTATTGATAAATATTTATTAAATTTACCCGAAGTAAAACGAAAAATAGATGAAAAAACAGAATATTTATTAACCAATCCAGAACCAGATATACCAACGGAACATGATATATTGAATTGGAAACAATTCCTCCCTCCATTGGTTCCTTTTAAAATAAAAAATCTCTCTACTATTTCTAAAGAATTCGAGAGAAGTTTACTGAATGATTTGAAAAATGGTTCTTCTAATCAACTTGAAAAACTATTAATTATCGATTCTAAAATAATAATGTTTTCTCTCGCCATTCAGGAATCTATTCAAAATGTCTTGAAGAAAAAACAACTCTTATTAACTAAAGCCAATAGTGAACCATATCTTGAAAATGCATGTTGTAATGATACCTTTAGTGTTTCCGTCATTGAATATTTTGCACAAGAAGATGGCAACATTCTTGATTTCAATAATATTGTTCAAAAACTTACTAATATCATGGCAGATGTGCTAGCATATACGGAGGCAGGAATCTATTTAAGTCTCATTAATACTAAAAATATATATCCTGTTTTAAGTCAAGAATTTAATGAAAAGACTATTTTTTTGGCATTTATTTATTATTGTCATTTTAAATCTCTTCTTCCCATCAACGAAGATCTCATTCCTTTATGCACAGGTAAGCCAGATTATTTAAGTGAAAATGATTCCATTGATGAAATAATAAGAAAATTAAAAAATGATGGTCGTAATTATAGTTATGAATCTTTTTTGAGACTTGTTCAAATTGTCAATCGACAAAATATTATTAATGTAACAATTGATTCTCCTTTAATTTCATCGGTGAGAAAATTCATGGATGTTATTGAAACAATTGAAAGCGAAAATGATGACATTGTGGAACCTTCCTTGCGTAAATTAATTTCCAATACTTTAGATACGTTTAATATTGCAACCAATGATATTACAAAAGAAACCCGCGATTTAAATAATTTTTTAATTAAAAATACTACATCTATGAAAACGGAAATAATAGATTATTTGAAAAAAAATGCTAGTTCCACCATAAGCAAAAGTGTTTTCAAAAATTGTTCTAAATTTATTTCAAATTTATCAGGATGGGTAGCCGATAATTTTATTCGTAATGAAGACAAGAAAATCTCGAGTGATTCTTTATATAATGTGGTGAATTATTACAAGATATTTATACAAAATATAGTCATTACTTTTCCAGATATTATTTTAAATAAAGTAGATTATCAAAATGTGTATATTCCCAATTATTGGGGGTTATCAAAGAGACATGCAAATGATGTTAAAAAAATGATTGGTGAATATTATGAAAAACTAAGAACTTTTTATGATAAACCATCTTTATATAATATCTTGTCTTCGATTCAAACTTCCTCGCGAAATTTATTATTATTGTCCAAAGAAACCCCTAGTTTCTCATCTATTAAATATAAAGACAAAGAATTAAAACCTGTTTTTGATGAAACAACAAGTCAATTATTGTTTGAATATTATTTATTAAGAGTATTTATTAATTATATGGATTTATCAGATGACAACAACATGATTGTAAGTGAAGTTACTAGAAAAGAAGAAATATCCGATATTTTTTCAACTGATTACATTGAAGAAAAATTAACTAGAGTAGATGTAGATATATCAGAGAGAAGTCAATCAGATGTTATTTTATTAAAAGGAAATAAAAAGGAATTAAAACAAAAAGTAACCGAATTATTGATTGCTTATATACAAATTATGGATAAACATAAAGATGTAGTAGATGTTTCTTATGATAAGGTAGTAGATAGAGTCTTTAAAACAAAAGAAGTAGAAAAAGATATGATTACAGATAGATTAAAAGACATGACAGATGAAGAGAGAAATGCGGATACAATATTAAAAATAAATAAATTAGGAATATGGAGTAAAGGATTACAGAAAGGATTAACCAATTATGTAAAAGAAAATTACGATGAAGAGCAACATTTTATGGAAAAAATGAATCATTATGAGAATAAAATAAGGAAAAATACGAATGTGGTGGAGGAAAATGTAGACCAATATTTGGAGGATTATATGGAAGAATTAGATGCTGAAGCTGATATAGAAAAAGAAGCTTATGATATGAGTAATATGAATGAAGATTATACAGATGGAAATTATGATTTAGATGAATATTCTCAGGAATATTTGGAAGAAGAATATTATTAAATGGTGTTTTATTAAAGATAAATACCATAAAATATAATTATAATTTTGTTTATAATTATATATACAATGTTTCGCCATTTTATTCAAGAAAATGTAACTACCGTAGCTATATTATTATTTATTGTTCTTTTTTCCAGTATTCAATTGTTGAAACCATCTTTTTTATATAATGCGAATGGTAGTATAAGAAATTTCGGAGTTGGATATAAGAATAAAACTATTTTACCAATATGGTTATTATCGGTTGTTTTAGGAATTCTATGCTATTTGTTTGTATTATATTATGTTGCTCATCCAAAAATATTTGGTAAATAAACAAAATTACTTGTATAAACAAAATTACTTGTAAAAAAAGTATTAATTGGTAATGACATAATTGGTATCTAATAATTGTTTTTGTGTAATCTCATTTTTACCTTCTTTTTCCAAAAAGGCTTTATAATTACGTTCCATTGTTTCAGGACTACTTGTGCATCCTCTTGTATTTATTTTTAATTGCACTATAGAACATAACAAAATCCCTGTATAAACAAACCACATTGCTTCGCCAATATTATCTCTCGTCGTTACTACTTCAAATAACTCATTTCTTAACGCGATCGATTCTGGATTATCATGCTGATATTGTGGTTTCATTAATGGTTTCAATACATTCCAATATTCTACAAAATTGGCTGGAACCATTTGATTTATTAAGATGGATGTATTTCCACATATTTTAACAATTGCATCCGCTGCATCTTCTAATTTCTTTCTTTGTTGACTACTTGTATTGTCATCTAAATGATCTTCCACATTTCTATTGATTAAAAGTTCTGTCAATAAACTATTGGCACTTCCAGAAACATAAAAATAGCCAACAACATCTGAAAATGCGCTTTTAAAACCAGGATACATTGCCAATACTAAAATAACTGCACCAAAAATGAGTGTCCATGGAATAAAAGTTAATAATCCTGCTGCTCCAATATTCTCTCTAATGCTTCCTCCACAATTGGCAGAAATAATAGAAGCATTCACAATAAATTGAATAAGAATAACGGAAAACATATAAATAGCTAAAAATATATAATTATTTTGCATAAACGTTTTCATTTTATCAGGATTGGTAATATCAGCATAAGTTATCGTAGGTTTTAAAGCCAAATAATAAAAGAGTGTCGTTAATAAAAAAGTAATAATGTTTATATAAGAATTAATAGAAGCAGCCATATAGATATTGTGTATAAATTATTTTAGTTTAATAAAACTATTTATTATGAATTTAAATGAGTTTGAGTTTACTAAACCTGTATTAATAGAACCAGGAGTAAAATATTTTTTAAATGAAACTCTAAAACAATGTAATATTATTAAAAATAAATATTATAATGTCATGTTTAATTTGGGATTATTCTTCTTTTTTTTATTACTTTTAGGAGGTATTCTTTTTTTTAAATACAAGGGACGATTAACACCAGCAGAAAAGAGAGAAAAGGAAAAAGAAAAACAAAAATATATTTTATCCAAGATAAAACAATTTCAACAGGCAAAAAGAATTGCTCAAAATGAATTAATTACTGGGTTGCCTCAATGGGAGAATGAGTTTGAAACCATCAACAAAAAAATAATTTTATAATAGTAAATTATATATAATGTCAACTTTTGAAGAAGAATTAAATAATTACTATAAATTAAAAACAAAATATGAAAATTCCATTCAAAAAGAAAAAGTTAAAATAAGAAATAACAATCAATTAAGTTTCAAAGAAAAAAAACTGGAATTTCAACAATTTAAACCAAAATGTATTAATTGTAATCGACCAGTAGGAACTTTATTTTATTGTAAATATAAGGAGGAAGATGGATTTAGAATTTTAACGTGTAAATGTGGTGATTTAGTAAATCCATGTAATTTAGATATAAAATTAAATCTAGGAGTTTTCGAGTCTTTACCTGAAATTATAAAAGAATATGAGAATGAAAACAATGACTATAAAAATAAAATTATTGTTGATAAAAATAAATTATTATTTGGTTACATTACCACTGAAAAAGCTTTGGAAAATTTCGATTTATTTAAAGAAAAAATAACAGAAGTAAATACTTTATTGGCATTTTACTTGGAAACCTATCTAAAAGTTACAGATAACAAGGAAAAAATAGATACATATAAAAAAATTCAAGTAGAAGCCTATATTATTATTCAAAATATAAAAGATTTAATGAATCAATTTAATAAAACTAATGATGTGCAATTAGTGAGAGATGCGGTAGAAATATATATCAACCAATTAATGCCCCAATTAAATAAAGTCATGAATATGAAATATACTAGCAATAGAGTTGAATTTTATGAAAGTGATAATTCCTATCATTTAATACAAGAAAAAATAAGTAATTTAGATAAAGAATACGTCATTTATGAACCATCCATCATCATCATAGATATTGGCTTGAAAAACAATAATACAAGAAAAAATAAGAAACCTTTCAATCAGGTAACAAGAAAAAATAAACCATCGTTAATAATTGAAAGTTCAAATACTAATTCTTCTAATAAAATAGTTATTCAATCTTTACAAGAAGTGGAAGAACAAGAACAAGATCAAGAACAAGAACAAGAACAAGATCAAGAAAAAGAACCAAGTGTGGAACCAACATACGATTCGGATGGTAACGTTTCGTGGTCAAATGCGACATATGAATCTATTTGGAATAGCTTAAATTTTAAATATAAAAATGCTTTAAAAACAGACAAAGAATGGTTAGAGGCTACAATGAATGCTTTTGTAGAGGATAAGAAAAATGCTAGAGCGAGAGAATTTGTCAATGCTCCTAATTTAATTCTACCTCCAAATATAATTGATAATAATCAATACGATTTTGGTGTAGAAGTTTATAATAATATATTCAACAAGTTACCCGAGTTTCAACAAAACACTATTTTATCTTTTAAATCCAAAAATGAAAATAATAAAAACATTTTATTATTGAATGCTCTTGGGTTGGTTGTTGCAAAAGAAGTAGGTTTCTCTCGATATTAAATTGAAAAAAATCATATTTTTAAAATATATATTTATTATAAAAATGTTATTAAATTATATCTCATTTCCAGTATTTTTCATTAGTTTAGTCATAGGTTTATTTTTCACTTACATAATGGGACCAGAGATGAAAGTAGTATACATTTATCCTAGTCCTGAGAATGTAGACAAAATGTTGTTTAAAGATAAGGCAGATAATTGTTTTTATTTTAGACCTAATGAAGTTAAATGTCCATTAAATGAATCTGAAATTAGTCAAGTCCCAATTCAAGCATAGAGAAATACCTGCTATTTTATTTTATATTGGATTATACTATAAGAATATGGTAAATTTTGGAAAATTTGTCCATACTGAAACAGGTAGAAATATCATGTCTATTTTATTAGGTTTTGGTTTAGCATCTCTCTTTAGAACTGTATGTAAAGAGAAAAACTGTATAATTTTCCATGCACCACCTTTAGAAAATATACAAGACAAAACATTTAGGTATGAAAATAAATGTTATAAATATGTTGCTACTCCTTCCAAATGTGATCCCAATAAAAAAATTATTAATTTTGCGTAAATAATATAATCAATCATTCTTTTATATTATTATGGATAACAATAACACCACTACAAGTATTTCAGATTTACCAATGGATCCTATGGCAGGCGGAACTATTTCGAATAATATACAACCTGTTTATAATACAAATACGCTTCCAAATAGTAATACAAATCAAGTTAGTTTAGATCCAAGCACGATTAATCAAATAGTAAATGGATTACAACAAGCAAGTGCTACAGGAGCTACTATGTTGCCGTCAAGGGATATATCACAGTCTACTATTAATTTAACCCAGGATCCTAATATTCAACAGAATTATATCCCACCAGACAATCAATCTGATTATATCAAAAATACTGAATCCATTCAAAACGTGGTTTATAATTATAATAAACCAGCGAATTCTTCTTTAGAAGATGTATATTCCGACTTGCAAATACCATTATTAGTTGCTGTATTGTATTTTTTATTTCAATTACCTTTTTTCACCAAATGTATGTTTTATCGTTTACCAATGCTTTTTTCAAAAGATGGAAATATTAATATTAATGGCTATATATTCAAAAGTGTCTTATTTGGCCTTTCTTTTTATGTATTAAATAAAGTAACACAACAATTCGATAAATTCTAATTACAAATTATGTATTTATAAATAAGTTTTTATAAATATATAATAATACATGTGTTTTAGTGCACCTGTTTCTTTTTTAACCTTTATTATTGGAATAGTAGGGTGTTTTGCTTTAATGAAATATGGCAACAAAAAATATTATCAAGACAATATGGTTGTAGGTATTTTTTTTATTTTTATTGCATTGATACAACTCATGGATTATTTCTTTTGGATAGATTTAAAGAATAAGTTAGGAATCAATCATATCATTACCTTAATCGGACCATTATTGAATATTGGACAACCACTTATTCTTTATTTTATTAAATGTTTATACTTTAAACCTGAAATAACTTTATCTGTATTTAATATCAATACATTTTATGTAATTATTAATATGTTTTATTTTATTTATTTAGTTGGCATGTATAATAATTTTATTCAAAACAAGGCTGGAAAACTAGTAACATCTACTAGTCATGGTCATTTATTGTGGCCATGGATTGCTTATTTCAATCCTTATTACTATTTAATCGTATTAGCTATAAACATATTTTATCTTACTAATTTCACTTATTCTCTCGTAGGGTTCCTCATATTGTATTTTTTTCTATTTATAAGTTACCATTTATTTTCTTATAATGTTGGCGAATTATGGTGTTTTTTTGGAGCATTTTTTCCATTTATTATGTTAATGACAAGTTATTTATTATAAATAATTATTAATTATTTTCGAGTTTTATTTTCGAGTTTTATTTTTATTTCTGAGAGATTTTCTTTTTCTATTACCAATCTTTCTTTTATTCGTTTTTTTCGCATTTAATCTCTTTTTTTTCAGTGTCCTTCTTCTTTTACCACCTACAGATATTGGTTTGGCAGACACTATTATTCCTGCCATTCCACCTTGGCCATTTTGACAATGTAATGCACCTAATCCTGATCCTTGACCCGTGCCCCATTTTTTGGCTTCATTCAAACTAATGACGGAAATCAACATTTTATCTACTAATGGAATAATACTAAAATATTGTTCTTTTGTTGGAGAATTTATAATATTTTGCATTCCATCCAAGTAAATAAATTCTGGCCATAATCCAATTTTGTCTTGTGGAATATCAATACCGATAATTTTTAGATTAAACAATGGTAAATTTTGCACTACATTAGTAGGATGTTTCTCTCCTTCCGCTTGTAAACATTCAAAAACAATTCCTGATTCCCATTGTCTCTCGATAATCGAACGAGATAATAAATAGTTTTTCTCCTCATACAAGATAACGATATTATCTTTGTCCTCATCTAAATATTCTTTAATATTTCTCTCTTCTAATAAAAATGGATCATAACCATTGAGAGAAGTATTGATTACTTGTTCTGGAAAAGCAGGAAGAATAGGCATGTCTCTTTGAGCCCATGGATATTCCATTACATCCTCTCCTTCCTCTTCCTCTTGGTTTCCAAGTAAATTATCATTTCTCTCTATATCATTCATCAACTCATTCAATAAGCGATAAACATCTGTTAATTGATTCTCAAGTGCTATATCGAATGCATTTTGGCCACGATTATTTTTCTGAAATATATTCAATGTTTCTGTTGAAAAAAGTTCCACCATTGTTAAGGCTAATTCCCCTAATCCTTCTTCACATGCAATCATCAAAGGAGTATAACCATTATTATTAATGTTTTTTAGAGAGATTTCAATGGTAGGTAAGTCCAACATTTCTACTGCGACTTCTTCCGTTTCTTTGGTTAAACTATACATTAATGCATTCATTTTATTATTTTGTTCTACTGAATTCATATTGACGGCATCTGCTCCATAACTGAGCATTTTCAAAGCTACGGAAGTATCTACTCCACATATTAATATTAGAGCTGTTATACCATCATTATTGGCATGACCCAAATTAAGTTCAAATGGTTTATGTTCCAACATTTTCATGGCTATTGTTACCCATGGTTGATATGGTTGAGAATTAAGTATTTTATTGCATACATACATTAATAAAGTATTGGATTCGCTATCAATAATATCAAGAGAATTTCCATCCTCTATATATTTGACTAAACTTTCTTTTGTTGGGAATTGTTTATCAAAATTTATATTACTCATTAATATATGCTGGTATTTAATTTATTTTTTACCAATCCTAAAAATAAAAGTAATTTATTGTTTAAATCATGAATTACGTTTATATTTTTATATCATTTTAAGTGATACTAGTATTAGTATGATTGAAGAATACGCAAAAAAATTAATTGAAAATTTTCCAGATAATCATCCTCGAGATATGTCAAGAATAGATTTAATTATGGATGGAGGTATTTTCAATGGAAGTTATTTATTAGGTAGTTTGTATTTTTTAAAAGAGATGGAAAAGAAAAAATATCTACAAGTAGAGAGAATATCTGGTTGTAGTATTGGAGCTATTGCAGCTATTGTATATCTTTTAAATAGTTTAGATTTAATGTATGAATTTTATGAATTAGTATTAAGTCATTTAAAAGAAAAACATAATTTATCTATTATTCATGATTTAAAGAGAATATTGGCACCTCGTATTCCAGATAATATTTGTCCATTGGTCAATCATAAATTATATATTTCGTTTTATAATGTAAAAAAAGGTAAAAAAATAGTTAAATCAACTTATAAAGATGTAGATGATTTATTTGATACCATTTATAAATCCTCTTTTTTTCCATTGTTAATAGATGGGAATTTACTTTATAAAAAAAAATACATGGATGGTTTCAATCCTTTTATTTTTAAATCTCAACCAAATAAAAAAATACTTTATCTAGATTTATTTGGTTATGATAAGGTCGGTTATATGTTGACTATTAAAAATGAAAAAAATAATTTTCATCGAATACTTAATGGTCTATTAGATATACATGGTTTTTTTATAAAACAATCCAATACTTCTATGTGTAGTTTTAAAGAAGATTGGACTTTGTTTCATAAAGTTCATCATTTCAACAAACAAGTCATGGAAAAATCATTTGTCATTACAATTTATATGATAAATACTCTTTGTTATACTTTACCGAGAGAGATTCATCATCATGTCCTAATAAAAATCATTAAAAAAATAATGTATGATATTTATGTATTAGTTTTGGAAAATTATTGTTTGTAATTAATAATTGTTTGTAATTCAAATATTGTTTTTTATAAACTGACAATAATTAATAAATAGATAATGATTTTTTTGTTTTATTATTGTTTTTCTTGTTCCATACATTAAAATGAAAAGATTTTGATTTTGTTGTATTCTTTTTGGTTATTTTTTTATTCGTTTTTACATTTTTTATATTTTTTACATTTTTTACATTTACATTTTTTACATTTACATTTTTTATGGTTTTCTTTTGTTTTGGATTTGGATCATCATTTGATTCTTTAAACTCATTCCTTTTGTTTTTGTTTAATTCTTTGAGAGAATTCTTTTCTTGTTTATTATCTATAGCTTTTGTGGATCCAGGTTTATAATTTAAAAACCATTTTTCAAATTCATCTTTATTTTTCTCTCTTTTTAATTGATTGTATTTCTCTGCTTTTTCTCCTCGCATTTCTTCCACTGATTCTTGATGACCGTAGCAAGTAATACTGAATCTTTTTAATAATCCTTTTTGTTCTAATTTGTTTTTCTGTTGAACATCATATAAAAAATTAGCCATACATAATATTCGATTAAAGAATTCATTATAATAAGGTCTATTGGTATATAAAAACGCCAAGTAGAAATTCAACATGGTATCAATAGTAGCAATTTTCACTTTTTTCCCATTTATATTCAAAACATTATAACTATGACAAGCAATAGGTTTATAAATAAAAGCAATAGTGTCTTCATCTACCATTATTTCATAATGTAAAGGAATGATTTCCCCAACTGGTTCTCTCTTGACAATCTCTACCTTTTCAATTCCTTGGGCATTTAAATGGTCTTTTATTTTCTCTGCTGTTTTTTTCGGATCATATGCCAAGACATCAAAATCTGCTATTTTTTTCAATTTTTTACCTAGATTCTTGGGCATATATTTGGAATAGAGAGAAATAGCATATCCACCAAAAAATACAACTCCCTCCTCTACGAGGGTATTTTTCACTATTTCATATATTTTCTCTTGATTACTTGTGTTTGCCATTTTTCTTTGAAAATCCACTTGATGACAATTAAGATTGGTTAATGGATAATGTTTATTTAATAATGTTAACCGTTTCAATACTTTTTCCCATCGACTTGTATCTCCCGCAGGTCTAGATAGTTCTAAATACATATTCATTCGTAAAAAATTAGGTGGAGCATAATATAACCCATTTTTCAAAATAGCATCTGTTTTTAAGCGAAAAAATATTTCTTTTGGAATATTGGTTAAATCCGCAACTGGAATATAATTGACAAATACTTTGTAAGTGCCATAATGTTGACCGGATTTTGCTTCAACATCTGTAAAACCATTTTTATAGTAAATATCTGCTAATTCCTTGGCATCTTTTAAAGCATTATAACTGAAAAAATCATAATCTGGAATTTCTGCTTCTTTATCATAAAATTGATCTTCTTCAGGAAGAATATTATTTATGGCAGTTCCACCATAACAAATTAATTTCTTTTTCTTGATGAAATCTTCGACAATAGAAATGATTTTTTTAATAGAAGGAGAATTAATAATTCGTTTACCTATTTTCTTTTGTGCTTTATCTACTGCAGTTCTTAAAATAATTAATACACAATCGTCAAAAGTCATTGATTTATCACATGTTATATTTTTCATATATATTCATTAGAAAATTAAAGAAAAGGATAATAGGAAATAAAAAGTAATTTAATATTTAAAATTATAATAATCCGTTGCTACATCTCTTGTTTGATAAGATAAAGCAGGATCTTGTGGTGTTGGTTTTGGAATAGTAACTGGAACATAACGTAACCGTTCTGGTTTTAAAATAAAAGCATATCCTCCTTGATCAAAAAACAAGGTATTTTCTTCTAAAAAATTGTCTATATATTGAAAACGCATTGCCAACATTTGAGATCCAGTGTCTCTCACTAAATAGCCACTAGGATTCACTGGATTATCTCCATTATCAGGGAATACAATCGTCATGGATCTTTTATTATATTCTTGTAATTCATTTATATCTGGACTATTTTTAATATCATAATAAGAGTATCCTCTCATAAAAATAGAATTACTTGTAAGATTTACATATTCTAAAAATTCCTTGTTGTCTAAAAAAGAACCATTAATCCTATCTACAATTAATATTATTTTATTTACAAAGGATAACAATGGTTCGTTACCAATATTATGACCATAATTTTCAAAACTATAATCTTTTCCTAACATCCGATTATCATAAGCTTTAAAGATGTTGGCCAAATTCGTATACATTGCTTGATTATTACTTTTTATACGTAAATGGATAATAATAGGGTCTGTAGGATTAGGTGCGGTTCCTCCTGAGAACGCATAATTTTCAATAGTAGACATGACATCTGCAAAATTCACATAATTATAAGTTTCCTTAATATAATAATTATCGGTAGTTGAAGTAGAAACAACTGGACTATCTCCAATAGAATATAATTCGAAATCTAATCCACGGACTCCTTGTTTTAAAAGGTTTTTTAAATTACATATATTGACAAAATCATTTTTATAACTACCTCCACTACAAGAATTATAAGCAGTTTTAATATAATAATCATTCAAATTATAAGTGCATTGTTCATCACCTTGGTTAATCGACCGAATTTTACCATCTAAGGTGCCATATAAATCCGACATGAAATTACATTCAGTGACTTGTAATTTGGATAAATAAATAAAATAAGCAATTACGATAATAATAATAATTAAAATAAAAATTAAAATCATAAAAGAGATGAAATCTTCTTTCATATTTGCAATTGAATTATAAGCATTTACCAAAGCATTGGATGATTTATGATTCATACCTAATATAATATATTATTTTTATAATAAGATTCTTTTGTTAAATTATCCATCAACCTTGTTTATAAAATAATATCTAAATGCCATATTTCTTTATTTAAAGACAATCTTTATTTATGGAAAAAGTATATTGTATTAGATATAATTTAAAATTAAATAATCCTTTAATATATTAATGCCTGGAGGTTTAATGAATCTTGTTTCAGAAGGACAACAAAATATAATATTAAATGGAAATCCTTCGAAAACTTTTTGGAAGACAACTTATGCAAAATATACGAATTTTGGTCTTCAAAAATTTAGAATTGATTTTGAAGGAAACAAAACTTTACGGTTAACGGAAGAATCTACTTTTACTTTTAAAATACCTAGATATGCCGATTTATTAATGGATACTTATTTATCGGTAAATTTGCCTAATATATGGAGTCCGATTGTTCCCCCAACGGATTCCTCTTCGAATTGGGTTCCCTATGAGTTTCAATGGATCAAAAATATTGGTGCACAAATGATTTCTACAATAACGATAAATTGTGGCAACCAAAAGTTGCAAGAATTTTCTGGTCAGTATCTATTATCTCAAGTTCAGAGAGATTTTAGTGCGGATAAAATTGCATTGTTTAATGAAATGATTGGCAATGTTTCTGCTATAAATGACCCTGGAAATGCATATAATCGTATCCATACTTATCCAAATGCTTATTATACAGAGAATCCTGCTGGTCCAGAACCGTCGATCCATGGAACTACCTTGTATATACCATTGAATTCCTGGTTTACATTAAAAAGTCAAATGGCATTTCCATTGGTTTCTCTCCAATACAATGAGTTGACAATATCCATAACTTTTCGTCCCATCAATGAATTATTTCAAATACGTGATGTATATGATGCTGCGAATAATTATCCTTTTGTAGCTCCTAATTTCAATACTTTTTACATGCAAATGTATCGTTTTTTGCAACCACCTCCGGATGTTTATTTAGATAATGCCTCTTATCTGGATACAAGAGGTGTTTGGAATGCGGACATTCATTTAATATCCACTTATTGTTTTCTCTCTAATGATGAAACCAAACTATTTGCAAAAAATGAACAAAGATATATTTTTAAACAGGTGCAAGAAAGTGTTTTTTATAATGTGACAGGAGCGAATAAAGTGTCATTGGATTCGATGGGATTAGTTACAAGTTGGATGTTTTATTTTCAAAGGAGTGATGCAAATTTAAGAAATGAGTGGTCGAATTATACCAATTGGCCTTACGATTATCTACCTAATAATGTAATTCCAGCACCAGACGATGGATCCATTGTATTGGAACATGGAGTAGATATAGGGCCAGCAATAGATCCAAATGGATCTGCAACAGGGTTATATATCTCTGGGCTTTATAATATTCAAAACGTAAAAGAGATATTAGTAGCTTTAGGAATCGTTTTAGATGGTCAATATAGAGAGAATATTCAACCGGCAGGTGTGTTTAATTATATAGAAAAGTATACAAGAACATCAGGGAATGCGCCAGAAGGATTATATTGTTATAATTTTTGTTTGCATACATCGCCATATGATTTACAACCCTCAGGAGCAATAAATATGAATAGATTTAATAACGTTGAATTCGAATTCAACACGATAATTCCTCCAGTGGATCCTTTGGCGCAAGTATTAACGATATGTAATCCAGATAATGGAGAAATAATAGGAATAAATAAACCTACATGGAGAATATATCAATATAATTATAATTTGGTATTATTCGAAGAGAGAATCAATGTAATAACTTTTGTGGGTGGTAATGGAGGGTTAATGTATGCTACTTAAATAGTGAGATCATAACCATAGTTAAATTTCAAAATACTTTTCCAAAGAAAGATATTTTTGGGAGTAGAAAGCTGTATATCTTGTTGTTTTTGCACATAATCTTGCGTCATTTTATAATAAAAATTGGGTATTATAATGTGACAATTTTTTGTCAAATGATAAAGATGAATATCATGATAATAATTGGATTTCATCATTAAAATGATTTTAACATGTTCTTTTAGAGAATTAATTGGTAGATTATATTTATATTCTGAAGGTATTTTCAAAGGTAAAATAAAATAAATAATCATTGTTTTCTCTCTATTTCTAAGGTCAAAATTATAGTTCCAGGTTGGCATATTGTTTATTTTATAAAGATTAGCCTGGTTTAATAATTCATAATTAGGATTAACAAAAGAAATGAATTGTTTCTTTTGAGGATCATAGGTGCGTTTAAAAGGTCCTTTAAAAGCAAAGATTAGAATCTGTTCTTGTAATGCAAGAGAGAAATTTCTCTCTATTTTGTTTTCTTGAAATAGAAGGGAGGTCATGGAATAAAGTAAATAATATTAATTATTCTATTTAATATTATTTTATATATTCTTTATTCTTTGGGCAATAGTTCGCAGACTTTTGTCTTTAAGTCCTTTTAAAAAGAAAAACTATATTTCGGAAATAATATATATTTCCGAAAAACCTACTTAAAGAAAAAGAGGAACATATTCACATATTTTTGTCTCAGAAAGTAAAAAGGAAAATCGATTTTGGACATTTATAAATGTCCATTTTCCAAAACCAGGGGTTGAACTTGAACAAAAACATTCCTCCTTACCATAAATGAATTTTAGCGTCTGGACACCAAAAAAATAATTTTCAAAACGTTACGATAATTTTTTTTTTAAAAATATATTTTCAAAAAATTATCATTTAAGCATTTTTTATGTTCTATAATTATAGAACAAAAACATGCCAAAAAATGCCGAAAAATTTTATTGTGAAAAGTGCAACTTTATATGCAGCAAAAAAAGTAATTATACCGCACATTTGTTGACAGCTAAACATCAAAATAGAACATTATTGAACATTTTAGAACAAAAAAAATGCCAGAGCTTTTCCTGTCTCCATTGTAAGAAAACATATTCTGTCCGCAATAGTTTATGGTATCATCAGAAAAAATGCCAAAAAATGTCCAATGAAGAAGTTTCCGATAAAGAAATAATTAAGCTCTTGATAAAAGAAAATACTGATTTTAAACACATGATATTAGATGTCTGCAAAAATGTCCATACAACACAATCTTGCATTAATTCAAATAATACTATTAATAGTAATAATAAAACATTCAATCTTAATTTTTTCTTGAATGAAACCTGTAAAGATGCAATGAATATTATGGATTTTGTCAATTCTCTCCAATTACAACTCAGTGACTTGGAAACTGTGGGCAAATTAGGATATGTAGATGGAATATCCAACATTATTGTGAAAAACTTGAAGGCTCTTGAAATACATAAAAGACCTGTTCATTGTAGTGATTCAAAGAGAGAAATTATTTATGTAAAAGATGAAAATAAATGGGAAAAAGATAGTGAAGAAAAAGCCAAAATGAAGAAAGCTATTAAACATGTGACAGATAAAAATATTAAAATGATTTCTGAATGGAAAGAAAAATTTCCTGATTGTATTTATAGTGACTCTGTGAAAAGCGATGAATATAATAAAATTATCGTTGAATCCATGGGAGGACCTGGTAACAATTTAGCTAGCGAAAATAAAATAATTAAACGTCTTGCAAAAGAGGTCATTATCGAAAAAGATGAATAATATGAATTATTTTTATATAAAGAAAAATAGTATAGATTACATAATATGAAAGTGAGATATTTTTCAGATTTACATTTAGAATTTATGAAACCAAATAAAATAGAAAAATTTATTAGAAAAATTCCATCTGGAATGGACGAAATATGTATATTAGCAGGAGACATTGGTAATCCATATCAAAACAATTATGATATTTTTATGAACTTTATTAGCAACAATTTCAAAAAAACATTTTATATTACAGGAAATCATGAATATTATCATAAAACAAAAACAATACAAGAAACAAATGATTTTTTGAATCATTATTTTAAACAATTTAATAATATTAGTTTTTTAAATAATAATTACGAAATATATGATAATTATTGTTTTATTGGCACTACCTTATGGAGTAAAATTACGAATCCAGCTTACGAAATAAATGATATATATAATATTCCTCATTTTGATTATATGGAATATAATAGATTAAATAGGTTGAGTGTTGCTTTTTTAAAAGATGCTTTACAAAAAAATGAAAAATGTATTGTTATAACACATCATGTGCCATCAAGTTCATTGATTAATGTAAAATATAAAACACAAAAAATGGAACCTTATAATCAATGGTTTTATTGCGATATGGATAATATAATTGAAACAAATGTAAATAAAATAAAATATTGGATATATGGACATACTCATACACCATCTATGTTTATTAAAAATGAAATTTCCTTTTTATGTAATCCAATTGGTTATCCTAATGAAAACAGTATTTTAGATTTTCAAAAAAGTATTACTATTTAAATTTTTTAAAATCTTGAAGGTTTTTATTGCTCTAAGAATGTAGATAAGCATTTGCAGCTAATGGTCCTTTATCCACAAATTGTCCAGATAATGACTCTTGAGCAGTAAAATTATCTGGATAACTAGGAGGATTATCTTGACGGTATCTTTTATCAAATTCTTTTTTATCCATATCATAATATTCTCTCCATGTATTGACACCATGATAAGGAGAGACAGGAGAAATCTTTTTCTTTGGAAATAATCTGGTTGCATGGGTGCCAATATCCGTGGTTAAAACAGAATAAGTAGGTGTTTGATTATATGTAAGTTTACCAGCATCATCATACCCGTTTACATCAGTCGGTTTATTTTTTCTTTTTGGGATATAAGGTTGACATCCAGGACAATCTGTATCGGTTAAACATTGTTGACCTGTGATATGACAACGACCTCTTGAGCTACACATATTTTTACAACTAAATGTTGTATTTATTGGCAAATCAATATTTGGAGAAGTATCTATTTTATCTTGTTCATATTCAGGATATTGAATGGAACAAGGACAATATTTTATTTTGGCTTTTTTGTCCAAAGTATCAAATGTTTCTACAATATAGTCATTTACAGATAAATAATTAATCCATTTAAATATTCCAATTAATAAGAAAAAAGACAATAAGGATAAAAATAAAATATTATGCGAGTTTTTAGAAGAAAACATATATACTATTAATCAATATTATTTTTATAATTAATCCAAATAATTTTAATATTAATTTAATATAGTAATGTCATCTACAAGTGATACTCCCAATATTGATGAAAAAAAAACAGAAACTACCACTGATAATAAAACGAATACCTTGGATAAATTATCAGGATTTATAATATCTATTTTAACTTCTCTCTTTATTTTATTTATTGCAATCATCATAGGAACCATTGTGTTATACGCATGCAAAATTGGTCAATCCAATATTCTTCCTACTAATATAGATTGTTTTCCATATACCTCTACACCTACACCCGATATACAACAAATTCCAATCAATATTTTTATTAGTTATCTCTCTTCTACTTCTGAAAAAATAGAATTTCCGTTTGATAAAAACAATAAAAAGAATACTTTACTTGATACACTTCGATATTTTAAAGAAAAGTCAAATGTTAATTTTTTAACTGCATATTTCATTTCTATTATAGAAAGTGCAATAAGTTTTAATTATTCTGCTTTAAATATATTTTTAAATTATCTGAATTATATACCCGAAATCCTGATATTTTTCATAGGTCCAACCCTTACTTTTTTATATACACTCCTTATATTTTGCATTACCACATTTTATATCATGTTTTTATGGTTCTCTCAAATGTATTGGTTCTTTAAATCAAATAGTAATGATTCTGCTGATGGGAAACCAAAATGGAATGATGTTACTTTTTTTGAACCATTTAATTATTGTCTGGGAATATTTTTAGTAATTGTCTTTGTATTTTTATTTTGGTTATCCATCTTTTTATTTCCAATTTTATCTTGTGTTTCCATAAATTGGTGTGTATTTTCTCTCTTAGGCTATACAGGAGTAATGAATGGGAAATCAACTGGTTTTTTTAATATATTACAAGATGTTTTTAAATATTATAAAGGTTGGATTGCTTCTATAATCTCTTTTATTGTGGTTTTATCTAGTTTTAGTCATTTAGGTTCAATATCAGGTTGCTTTGCTTTATTAACCGTAATATTAATATATTTTGGCATTTTCCCAATTAATTTATTTCAATCCAAAATGCCAGAGTCTGTTTCCAAATTAGTCTCTTTTGAACAAGCCAATAAATCATGTAAAATTCCGCCTTTACCGCATCATGGATTGTTATATAGATTAATTTACGGACAATCAGGAGGAAAACAATTCATGAATGAAATCAAAACAATTGGGAAAAAATTAAAACAAAGTAATTAAAAATAAAATGATTAATTCATTTAATAATATAAAAATATAATATTATTAAATCAAATGAAAAAAAAAATGATTTGTCCTCAAAAAATAAATACCAAAACGTATCCTTTTGTAAGTATTTGTATGCCGACTTTTAATAGAAGACCATTTATTCCATATATTATTAAATGTTTTCAACATCAAACTTATCCAAAAGATAGAATGGAATGGATTGTAATTGATGATGGGACAGATAAAATCGAAGATTTATTGAAAGATATACCTCAAGTAAAATATTTTAAATACGATGAAAAAATGGTTTTAGGAAAAAAAAGAAATTTAGCTCATGAAAAGTCGATTGGTGATATTATTGTTTATATGGATGATGATGATTATTATCCTCCAGAACGAGTAAGTCATGCAGTAGAAACATTGCAAAAACATCCAGAGGTATTATGTGTTGGTTCAAGTGAAATGTATATTTATTTTAAACATATAGGAAAAATGTATAAATTCGGGCCTTATGGTCCCAATCATTCTACTGCAGCAACAATGGCTTTCAAAAAAGAATTACTTTTGCAAACAAGATATGATGATAATGCGGCATTAGCAGAAGAAAAACAATTCTTGAAGAATTATACGGTGCCTTTTTTTCAGTTGGATTCAATGAAATCCATTCTTGTTTTTTCACATAACCATAATTCGTTTGACAAGAAAACATTAATAGAACCGAATAATTTAAATAAATTTGTGAGTTTATCTGAAAAAAAAGTAACAGATTTTATTAAAGAAGAGGAAATTTGTGGTTTTTTTATGAAGGATATTGATGTATTATTAGATAATTATGAACCAGGAAGACCAGAAAATAAACCTGATGTTATTAAACAGACAAATGAAATACATGAAAAGAGAGAAAAAATGATGGAAACACAAAAACGTAATTTAGCCAACTATCAACAATTTATACATAAATGTAGTGAAGAAAGTAAAAAGCAAGGTAATAAAGAATTAGATATGAATTATGTCATAACTAGTTTATTAAATGAAAATGGAGAATTAAAAGACAAAGTTACTTATTTAGAAAACAAAATAAAAGACTTGATAACTATTCAAATAGAAAAAGAGAGAAAAAGATTAATAGATTTGGCAAAAAACAATTGAAGAATGGAATATGAATAATAAGGCATGTTAATGCAGGATAATAGCTAATACTTTTTTCATAAGAAAATCATTTTTTATCATTAAACGTTTTATACATAATACCTATGGTTATCAATAAAAGAATTTTATTCAAATTATATGGTTCATTTGGGTTTGGATTAGGAATATTATATTTAGCATAAGAAAATAATCGTTTATTAAGTGATTTATTGGCAATAGTTCGTAAGAAAAGCATTCTATATTATACCGACTAATATTGTTTATATTATTCTTGTATAAATTATATAAAACACGTGAAGTATATATAGAATAAATAATATAAAGATATTTGTTATAATAATTATATAATAGCAAAAGCAAATGGAATACTATGATGATAGATATAATCCAAATGAAACCAATGATGTAGATGATGATTCACGAATGAATAACAAATTGAATAATTTCCGAGAATTAGATCGTGGTTATCATAAATTTTCTTATTATTATAAAGACCAAAATGGTTATACAAAAAAAAATAAAATAGCATCTTATTCATCAGGTATTTGTGGTTCGAATATTCGTTGTGCAGAAACAGGAAGTTATTTAAAATATAAAGTTGGTTCTTTAGATGAAAATTTATTTTTCAAGATGAGTTTTTGTGAGGGAAAACAAAAAAATGGTCCATATACTTTTTTTTATGATTCACCTAGTAGTTTCGAGAAACATCATAATGTTATTTTATCAGACTTTGTAAAAGACAAATGGAGTAATAAACAAAATAAATATATACAAACTCTCTCGTGAAAATGAAATAAACATATTTAATTTGAAAAATGCTACAAAAATATAAAAAATATCTTTATAAATTTATTATAAAATCTAATGGAAAATCTCCACTATTTATAAGTAATATAGAAGGTGTTTTTCTTAAAAAATGTATATTGTCTAGATTTAATATAAACTTACAATTAATTATGGAGTAATCATTGAAATACTTTGATATAGAATTAATAGAATTATTGTTTAAACCAAAACGAATATCTTCTAATAAAGACCACGAATCACTTGTATATCGTGTAATTAATTCTTGCCCTAAATATGGTTCAAAACTTTCATACGAATCAATAAAGGAGTATTTATATTTATCATTGTTTAAAAAAATATAATGGTAATAAACAACTTCTATAAATATACTGTTTTTAAATTTAGCAAACAGAGTATTTGTATCACATATATCATGAAACAACATAGTGAAAAAATTATTTACAATTACATCTTCATATATCCACAAATAATTTTCTAAAAACCACCCTGGACATTTATTATTATTTAATAACTCCTCATTATTATTTAATAACTCCTCGGCCATTTGTGTTTGATAACTATCAAGTCTTTGTCGTGAATTATAAAAAATTCGCGGGTTTTTTATGTAGTTATTGATTATTTCAGTTAAAGAAAATGGGCGAATAAAGAGACCTTCAGAATCTAATACGTATACATTTTTGTAATTTAATTTATTTATAACATAATATACAGAAAATATTTTTTTAAGACTTTGATAAGTAAATTTACCATAATGATTATTAAAGTGTTCATCAATATTAGAATTAAATATAAAATGTATAATGTCTTTAAGGCATAAAATTTTTATGGTTAAATTATTGTATTTAGTAATCATTATATCACTTGATTCATTACTTGTAACAATAATATAAATATCTATATTCGAATCCTTTGAAAAAATATTCATGCTTTGAATAAGTTTTTCTACATGTTTAAAATGAGGTCTATATGTTGGTATTACTACACAGTTCATTTATATAGTAATGTATTTTTAATATTACTAATAAAATAATTAAACCTATTAACTAAAGCTTCCAAATAGGTGTTGGGTGATAAGTAACTACATAAAATTACAGATATACATATACAAAAACAATTATTGTTACTAATATATAGAAAATGAATAAATGTTAATAATAATTATTAATAACATTTATAAGTATATGATTCTGTTATCTTTTTTTATAACTTTTTGGAAAATTTCTAGAAATTCAAGAACTATTCTATATAATATTCTTCCAATGGATCCCTTTTTCAATCTTAACCTGATAAACAAAAATGTTACCATTAAGAATACAACATTATCAGGAGTAGATGAGAGAATAATGGATGTTAATGAACATCAACTTTATTTAGATTACGAAGAAATATTATTAAAAAAGATTATATTGAATAAGAAAAAACAGGAATTATTGAAAATATTAGAATCAGATAAAAATGTATATGAAAAATACCAATTTGTAAAAGAAAATAACTATTTGTTTGATAATGAACTTTTACAATTAGATTCTATTCAAACGCCAAATTTATTTAAAGGTAATTTAATGAAAGATTCTGATTTTGATTTTTTCTAGTAAAACTAATCACTATCACTGTCATTGTTATTGGTGTCATCCACTTCTTCTTCATTTGTATTCTCTTTGGTATATTTTTCTAGATAACGATAGATTCTATTAATATCTAATTTAGTAATTTCATAGTTTTCAAATAAAGCTAATAATTCATTATCATCATATTTATTTTTTGATTCAAGGAAAAAAGCACACATATCTTTTTTATCCATATTTAGCTGCTGACATAAATTCTGTATAAATAAAGAATTATTGTATTCAGTAGAATATTTAGTCAATACTTTGGTAAATCTCACTTCTGCTGGATTAAATTTCTGTTTTTTCTTGAAAAATTCATGATATGCTTTATTGTTTTTAAAGGTTTTAATTAAAGAACTCATTTCATTAAATTGCCATATTTGTTTTTGAAATGTAATTCGATCAATATAATCAGCAAAGCTCATGTTTTCCAACTGTTTTAAATAAAAAGGAATTGAAATACTTTTATCATATTTACCTAAGACATCAATAATATTTTCATGCCATAATAGACCAACAATTGTTCTATCTGTTTCATTCATGATGGTAGCATGTTCATCAATCGAATAATAATTATTGATGAGTTTTTGAGTTATTTTTTTAGTATCATCATTATAGGATTTTAAAGTAAAAATATTATTAAATATATCTGTTTGAAATAGTTCCTTTTTATTATTATATATATCATAAATACAATTGATTTTTCTTAAATCGCCTTGGACAAAAGCAACAATATTTTTTTTGATTTTTTCATCAATGGTGGGAATTAAAGACCCGATAATATTTGCAGATTGCATCTCTGTTGGTGTTTTCAGTTCAACGGTATTACAAACTTTCATTAATTCTTTGATTTTTTTATCAATATGGTAATTACCTATACATATAATTGGATTCATGGTTACTTCTTCAAGTTTTTGTTTTTTCGTTTTTTTAGGTCGAATCAATTTAATGAGAGTATTTATTCCTCCCTTATCGCCGTTATTCATACCATCGATTTCATCCATGATAATGGCAATTTTCTTTATTTTTTTATTAAAAAGACTCATAATATTTTTATCCGACATGTTATGTTTCGTAATATTATCAATAATCGATTTATTTCTAATATCTCCAGCATCATATTTAATTATGTCATAATCTAATTCTTTTAATATTTCGGTTATAAAAGTGGTTTTTCCTGACCCTGGATCTCCATAAATATAAATACCTTTTTTAAATAACATATTATTCTTATTTTGTTCAAAACTTTTGAGAATTTCTTTTATATTGAAAGCTTTCTCTTCTCTATTGAGTATTTTATTAATATTTAATTCGTTCATATTATATATTAATTTAGTTTCTTTTATGTTGATTTTTACTTAATCGAAAATAAAGTATAATTAAATAAATAATAAACATATTAGAATTATTCACATATTATTTATTTTCATATTATCATCTTATTAAACGGCAAAAAATATTTTGTTCTTCCATACTGTATTTTACAAGATAATTATTTTTATACATATTATAATGAGTAATCCATAAATAATAGCCATCGCTATGAATTATCTTATTTTCTTTAAAACAATCTTCAATAAAATTTGATTTTATATCAACTAATTTATGGAATGTTTGAAAATCTTCCCATCCCATCTCGTATCCTTCAAATGGAATTAAGTAAAAATATAAATCTAATCCTTTTCTATCACTAATAAAACAAAAATCGTAATCTCTCCAATGATCTGTTCTATTATTATTATATGTATCACTTGTAATAAAATTTATTTTTTTCATTTCATCTGTTGGATTATTAACAAAAAGATTTAAATCTATACTATCTGTTAAAATACAATCCATTCTTATGCACAAATATAAATCATACGTTTTGTTTTCATCAGTTAAATATTCCATTATTTGTTTTATTCTATTTCTTACATATTCACAACTAGGTAAATCTTTATCAATTCCATTCAAGTAAAGTATTTTAATTAATTCATTATTTTTATTATAACAATCATTCAATTTTTCTTCTAATTCCTCTTTGGAATAATTTATATTATTTACTTGATTACCCCATTTACTTAAATTCATATTATTTAAATCTGTATTAACTATAATTTCAAAGTCAAAATTATCTTTATTACAATCAATGATATTTTTTTGAATATTAGGTGCAGTTATTTCAAATGTTCTATATAAACCAAATAAGCAAATAATACATTTCTTTTTATATTGAGTCATTTAATAAATCTAAAGAATATTAAATTTACCATTAATTTAATTAAGCAGTGCTACATGGATTATTAGCCCCATAAGTGATGCCATCCCATGATACTTTACAACTATTTGCCCATGTATATTTCGCACATGACCCAGTATCACCCGTAAAAGCAGGGTTACCTGCAAAATTCATTGTTTGCGGTCCTCCAGAAGACGGACGACAAATTCCTAAATCTTTTACATTGGAACAAGTTAAATTTGTGCCAGATCCTTGTGCAACCCAATAATCTGGACAATCAGCAACTAAAGGTGGCCATTGAACTTCTTGTGCTTTACCTATTAAAGAAACACCTATAAATACTAACGCAATAATTAAAATAACAATTGCCGAAATAAGAACTATTTTTTGAAAGGATGCCATAGATATATAAAATAAATATAAAATAATTATTAGATAAATATTCTATATATGTATTATAAATGAAATCTAATAATGGAAGAATAGATATTAAGACTCCTAATACTTCAGCTTTATTTTCCATGTATGATAAAATCCCAGCGCATCAATGCACTACCTTTAGGAATCCAACGGATGGGTTGTGGGATAATACACGATTATCAGATGCTTTTTTTTCATTTAAAAATATACAAATACTACAAAATGGAATTCGATCTGGTGTTTATTATAAATCCAATGGTCAATACACTATTGGACCTCAAGATGGAGACTCGTTAAAAATCATTATGCGTAGTGTATTTTTACAACATGCCGCGAATCAAAAGACAAATATCTCTCAACAAGTGACACAATTAAATAGTATTGTTTTAAATTATTGCATACCTCAAGTGTATGGTGAAGCACAAGGATATATGAAATATATTAATGATGTCAGCACATTACCTGTTCCTATTGCTCATCCAGTTATGCCCAAGAATCCAGATAGAGAGCTACAAATGAAACCATGGTTTTAAAACATTTATATGCTTTATCGGTTCAAAATATTTTAATAAATTTAAATAATGAATACATATATGTCACACCATTTAAACAATCATTGTTTTAATAATATAAAAATTATTGATTATGATTTAAAATACCCAATAGATGATAATACAAATAATACAGATGCGATAGCTGTAGTTTTCATAGGTCAACTTCGATGTTTTTTTGAATTAATCAAACAATTTAAAACATTTATACAAATATTAAAAAAATCTGCTAAAAAAATTGTTATATTTTTTTATATTTCAACGGATATTTTTTATAGTTGGCGCATGGATAAAAAAACTACTGATGAAAGAGAAATATTATATAAAATATCTTTTGATGATTTTATAAAAAAATTTGAATATGAAATAAAATATAGCGAATCTGGAATAAATGATATTATTGAATTTGTATACAAAGAAAAGAACATAAATATACCCAATTCTTTTATATCTCAATTATATGATATATCTATATGTCATCAATTATTGTATGAATATGAAATAAAAAATAAGATGGAATTTAATTATATTATTAAAACAAGACCTGATATGTATTATAATAAATCATCTTTTGATGATTTATCTAATTATTTTACAAATTCTATTTATTTACAATGGGATATGATATATATATATCCAAGATGGTTTTCAGTATTATTTGATCAATATACATCTTATATACAAAGTGATGATCCATTAATTATGTTTAAAAAAATCGCTGATGAAATATTGGAAAATAATAAAGATATTTTTCCAGATATAAATCATGCTACTGAATATATACGACATTTTGGATTTTTTATAACAACTGTTTATTTAAATTTAAATTATGGATCGATTACTGATTTTGCGTTATATCATTAATAAATAAAACGATATAGTTATTTATATTTTTTATTATTAGATATTCTATTATTCTTCTTTTCCCAATAATTTTTTGAAAGAAGTATAACAATAAATTTTATCTATTTGGTCTGTTATACTTTTTCTTTGAAATTCTGGAGAAAATATTGTTTTACTAAATAATAAAGCATTTTTTGCTATTTCTTCTGCTTCTCCATCATTCTTTCTTACCCATTCAATCATTTCTTTTAAATTACTTAAATCAGATTTAATAGGAATATAATTTACAAAAGGAATTAAAAAGTCTGTAAACCATAATGTTGCATTAGAAAGGATAAATGGGACACATCCAGTTGCAAATCCCCACATATGATTGGAAGCAATTGTATTGCCATCTATTATCATAAATATTTTATATTGAAAAAAATGATTTAGTTCTACTTTCTCTTTAAAAAAATGATTAGGAATATTCTTCCCATCTTCCCAACCATTTTTTGTTAATTTAACGTCAGCATGTTCATAATCCATAAGTTCATTCACAGTTCTACATCGTATACTTTCCATTCCCCCACCACTGCAACTACCTCTCCAAAAGGCCATAGGTTTTCTCTCTTTCCAAGAAGGAGAGAATATATGCTGAAAATGAAAAGATACACCATTGTCAAAAAAGGAATCATCTAGTGGTAAATATAAATAATTTATTTCTTCTTTGAAATGTTGAGCCAAGGTAGCAACCATGGTATATTTAGATACATGCGAAAAATCTTTTAATGCCTCATTAACTTGTGCTTTGGTTATATTTCCATCACATCCTGTCAATAAAAAAAAAGAATCTTGTTTTATTTTTTGTAAATAATCTACGACAAATTTAACTATACTACCATTTTTATGTGCTACTGAATATAATCCACACCATAAATAAGGATAATCATTAAAATTATTTTTAATTATTATTCCATTATGGAAAATACAACTATTCATAATGAAATAATATATAATTATTATTTATATATTAATTTTATTTTTTATTTATTTATGTGATTTGTAATTGCATTCTCTCATTTTTATAGACATTAGCATTCTTCAACCACTAGTTTTTTAGAAGAAGTAGAACTAGTATTGAGACTATTTTTAATAATTTTCTTGACACCTGTTTTAATAATTGTTTTTTTCTTTGTATCAAAATCTCCCATTTGTAATCGCATTCTCTCATTTTTATATACGTTATATTCTTCACTTAATTCATCTAATTCTTGTAACCACATTTCATGTATTGTTTTATTTTTAATATCCATTAATTCTTTATCTTTGATTTCTTTCTCTTGAAATAATTTAGCTACATTTTCTTCTGTGACACTATCCATCGGCATTTTTGTTAAATATTTGTAATCTTTATCCTCTTCTAAAACATCATATTCCTTTTTGGATAATAAAAGTGAAACTTCCTCTCTTTTCTTTTTCCTTAGATCAATGGTTCCATCTAAGTTCTCTTTAATATATCGAGCTTTATTAGATAATAATATTAATTCTTTTTCGATCGAATCAATTAAATATAATTTTCTTTTTTCATAAATCTGTAAACGCGCTTCTACATAATCATCAATAATATCTGTTATTTTATCATATTTTTTCAATTTATCTTCTGCATTAAACAAATGCATATTCGTGGTAGAATTAGTAGTATATAATTTTAATACTTTTTCTATTCCATTGCAATCATAATCGCCGCTATTCAGTTCTAATTCTTCTAGTTTTCCTTTTTGAAACGTAATAATAAAATCCACGTTCGTATCTTTACTCATGTCATCATAATCTTTTACAACAGATATTATTTTTTTTCCATTTTTATCGGATCCTGGTTCAATTAAATTCTCCAAATGTTCTTTAAAATCATCTGTCCAATAACCAACTGGTAATTCGGTGACTCTAATTTTATCGATTCCAATTTTTTCGTATTTTCCTTTAATTAAATACTTGGACTCATTAATTTTCGTTATGGTTCCTTGAAACCCTTCATAATAAGGTTGAAAATCATTACAATATTCTATATTCATGAGTTTTGCTTTTAAATAACAAATAATTTCCGATGGGTTATAACACATTATATCTGTGCTAAATCCTGTCCCAATGCCTTTGGAACCATTTACTAAAATCATTGGGATAATTGGAGCATAAAAGATTGGTTCTACAATGAATCCATCGTCATTCAAATAAGTCAACACTGCATCATCTAAAGGATTAAAAAGTTTACGGGTTATTTTATTTAATAAAGTAAATATATATCTTTCAGATGCACTATCTTTTCCTCCTTGTAATCTCGATCCAAATTGACCATTTGGCATAAACAAATTAATGTTATTAGATCCAACAAAATTCTGTGCCATACCAACAATCGCGGCATTTAAACTCGCTTCACCATGATGATACCCTGAATGTTCTGAAACATAACCACTAAATTGTGCTACTTTAATTTCACTCGTTAGATTCTTTTTGAAAGCAGAATACAATATTTTTCGTAAACTAATTTTTAATCCATCCATTAAATTAGGAATACTTCTATCACAATCATATTTGGAAAAGTGTATAAATTCCTGGTTAATAAAGTTTTCATAGGTAACTGTCGCATTATTGGTATTTAAATAAGCATCTCTACTGTAATCCTCTAGCCATTCTTTTCTATCATCCGCTCTTTTCTTGTTAAAAACCATATCAATTGCATCATCACTTGATGAACCAGTATGATGAAACTCTACTATTTTCTTCTTTTCAAAATATTCACGAAATTCTTTACCTGTGCTTGTTCCCAAACCTTTATAATATTTGATTTTCCAACCTTTTGCATCATTCTGTTTTTTCCATTCCTCATATTCTCCTTCATTATAAAAGACTAATTCTTGAATTCCTTTTCTAGCTTTTAAAATAGGAGTATTCATAAACCCAATAAAACCAGGTAGCTTTGATAACTGATACCATTCAGATTGAAATAAATTAATTCCTAGACCTTTTATGTGACTCCCGTCTAAATCTTGATCTGTCATAAATAAAACACGACCATATCTTAAATGTTTTTTAACATCATCCATCGAATAATATTCTTTATTGGTTTCTAAACCAAGAATTTTTTTTATTTCCGCTATTTCTTTGTTTTCAGATATTTTTTTAATATTCTCTCCTCTTACATTTAGTATTTTTCCTTTCATTGGATAAACACCAATGATATTTCTATCTTCCGAAGATAAGCCTGAAACAATGCCTGCCTTCGCGGAATCTCCTTCACAAAAGATAATAATACATTCACTTGATCTCTCTGTTCCAGCCCAATTAGCATCAATTAATTTTGGAATTCCACGAATATTTTTGGTCTTTGTTCCATCTGTTTTCTTTGCTGCTTTATTTTCTTTTACTTCTGTTAAGGCACATGCGGCGTCCATAACCCCCATTTTAGCAATTTTCTCAATAAATTTATCTGATATATCACATTTAGAGCCGAATTTGGAAGATGGAGTATTCATATAATCTTTGGTTTGACTATCAAATGCAGGATTTTCAATATCACATCTTAAAAACAAAATTAATTGTTCTTTAATACTATTTGGATTTACCTTTACCTTTTTCTTTTTCTCAATATATTCCACTAATTTTCTAGTAATTTGATTTAATAAATACTCTACATGCTTACCACCTTTAGACGTATGAATACCATTTACAAAAGATATTTGAACAAATTCGTGAGTTGGGGATAAAGCAACGGCTATTTCCCATCGATCTCCCATTTCTTCATAAACTCTTTTCGATTCTTCTTTATTTCCAATATATAAATCAATATAATTTTGAAAATTTTTAATTGGAATCAAAGTCGAATTATATTTCACTTTTAAGGATTTATCTGTAATGGCAGAAATATCATAGACTCTTTTTTTAAGAAGAGCAATAAAATCTTCTGATAAACCATGTATTCCTAATCTTTTATAATCCGGTTTAAATGTTATTTTAGTATAAGGTTTAGTTTTACATTTAGTAATAGATGGTTTCCCAATCTCATCTAAATTATTTTTAAATTCTTGGAAATATTTTAATCCTCTTACATGATCAACTGTTTCCACAGATCCATAAGTAGACCAAATTAAAACCAATTTAAAACCAAAACCATTTTTACCACCAGTAATTTTCTTTTGTGTTTTATCATAATTCGTAGAAGTTCTCAAATGACCAAAAATCATTTCAGGTATCCATATTTTATGTTCAGGATGTTGGGCGACATCAATACCATTACCATCATTATACATGATAATAGTGCCATCTTCTTGAATACTAATATCTATAGTTGAAACAGGTAAAGCATTATCGGTTTTATCTGTAATAGCTTGTGTCATTCTTATTACGTGATCACGACAATTCACAATACCTTCATCAAATAATTTAAATAACCCAGGTATATATTTTATATTTTTTTCTATTATTTTAGTTTTACCATCTTCTTCCTTTAATATGTATAAATTAGATTCTACTTCTTCAACGGAACCAATATATGTATCTGGATTATCCAAGATATGTTGTTTATCTGTTTTTTGTTGGTATTTATTGGACAATTCAGTATCAGTTTCTTTATTAGAGGTCATTTTGGTTTATTATATTACCTTTATTCTTTTATATTCTTTCAATTTTTATTTAAAGTGAAAAATAATTTTTATTTTATATATTTAAAATAAAAATTGAAATCAAATAATATATTCATTTTATTGTAAAATTATTAAATATTAAAATGACAAATGTTTTTGATTACAAGTATGATAATATTACAAAAGCACTCCTTTATAAACAATTAAATCCACCTATCTATAGAATACACAAATTTAATATTCACGGTTGTCTAGGTAATGTGCTAAGTAAATCTGTATTTTTAATCATTAATGTTCATGGAAAAGGAACAATACGTATATTCATGGTTTATGATATTAAAAATAAAGTAGTAAAATCTAGGTATTATTATTATTCAGAAAAAGCCAGAGAAGAAGATATGAAAAAAAATAGAAAGAAAAGGTTAGGAAAAACGAGAACGTAATAGGTAGAAGATAAAACAATATAACAGAATATTGTTTACTAAAATAATACAAAATAAATTAATTTTTTTTATTGTTGTTTCGAATAGATAAAAAGTCCTCTCTTTGAAAAGAATCTAATTTTGCCCAAAAATAATTAATTTGATTAAAAATAGTATTGTTATGAATGATATTTTTATTGTAAAATTTAGATGTATTTACTCTTTCAGGATGATTGGTTTTTTTCATATACAAGAGAATATCACTTATAAACCAATATTTATCTGCATGAGTCTCATAGTCTAATAAATGTTTATTTTTATTATAATAAATAGAGAGAATAATTTCTTTGGTAAAATAAAAATGTTCAATCTCTCTTAACAAAGAATGTGAAATGGAATTCATTATTAATGAGTAAGTTTTAAAGATTATAATACAATAAATAATATATGAAATAGTATATCAATTTTTTATTAAATAATGTGATAAAGAAATAGATATTCATAATTATATTTTTTGAATTTAAATATAATTTTATTATATTTATATATAAATATCCTCATGTCCACAAATATGTATAATAATATTCCAACGGTAGATTTACAAGCATCTATAAATAATTTAAATAAAAATCTTGCCTTGTTATCTTTTGGGGATGCAAAACATGATTTTAAATTTAAAATAGAGGAATTTGAAAATATAGCGACAAGATTTAATACTGGATTACCATTTGAAGGTGATGATATTTTAGATGAAGATGAATGTCTAAAACAAATTTTAAAAGATTCAATAGATATTAATGTTCCGGTATTAGATGCCAATTCATCAGAATATGATAAATTATATACAGGAGATATAAAAACAATTAATAATAATAATTATAATATCAAAGCATTTAGAGTTGGAAAACCATTTGATACAGAAGATAATTTTCAAGAGGATGATGATGATGATGAAGATGATGAAGAAAACAGTGGTGACAAAAAAAAATATAAATTAATTACAGCAAAGGAATTTTATGAAAAATCAGGAATAGTAAATAAAGACATTGGAATAGTAATTGATGCAGCAGCAGTTTCTTTTTTAAAAATATTAAAAACAGGTCCTCCTGTAACAGACAAGAATGTGTATTATATTTATGGTCCGGAAGTAGAAAATGACCCTGCTACCAAGAAATCCGTTTATCATCCTATTTTTGAAAAAAAAAATGGTATTCATTTAATCCCTTGTGTTCCAAATAATCCATCTGACTTTGTGTATGATTATAGTTATGAAAAGAATTTAAATCTAACTACAAAAGAAAATATTCAGAATGTTTTATATTTAAATCAATATTTCACCAATTATAATTTTAATCTCTCTGAATTAAAAATTGATGGTAAAGGAAGAAGTATTTCATATACAACAGATTTAAATGTTAGTTACAATGATTTTTCCAATTTATTGGAAAATAGTAAAAAACAAAATAGTGCTCCAACATTAAAAAACTATTTAAAGCAATTTATCGATATTTTTACTAGTAATAAAAGTAGTAAAAAAAAGGATGTTGATGAAGAGAATTTTTATATGAATTGTGCCTTTCAGCAAAAAAGATCAGGAGATTGGTTACAAGTATTGTTATGTGCGGCCTTAAATGATAAATCACGTGCTTTTAAAAGCTTATATGAACCAAATTATAACATTACAAGAAAATTGGATTCCGTATACCTAGTAACTCATGACAGAATTGCTTTAGCTTTTGCATTATTAAATGGAATAAATGTCATTTATACTCATGGTCAAACATATTCTGTAAAAATATATACTATTCAAAACAGAACGATTGGTTTATCAGAAGAAGAAATACAAAAAATAGAAGATCAAAATAATTTTATTTGGTTTATAGATAAAATCAATAAAATTCAAAATGTATTTTTACCTATATTCAGTTCTACATCAGAACAATATAATGACTATAATAATAATTACAAGAATTTTGTAACGGATAAAAATCAAGAATTGATAACTTATTTAAATCAATTAAATAATCAAATTACAACAAATAACATAAATTGGAATGATATAATTTCAAATAATTTTGATAATGAAACAAAAAATATATTTAGTAAATGTTTTGAATTGATTTTTTATATAAGTGAATATCCTAATTTAAATTCACAATATGAAGCAATTAAAGGTGAAATAGATTATTTACTTCAAATACTTAATCAGTATCCAAACTATAAATCACTAACATTAGATGCTTTTATTCAATTACTAGGTGATTATGAAAAATATAAAGATTTTTATGTAATGGTAGATAAGGTTTATAGTAGTTTTAAAAATATGGATTCAATTCTAAATAACAAAAAAAATAATCCTAATAATAATTTTGTGAATAATCCTAATTTACTTTTAATAAAAAATTGGAAATGGCAAGTGGATGGTGGTCAAAAAATCTGGACAAAATATGAAGGAATAGGGATAAATGAGAATAAATCAAGCATATTCCTTCAATCAAGAAATGCATTTTTGTATTCTTTAAACAATATTTCTCCTTTATTGAAGAAAGCAATCGTTTCCTATTATACCTCCATTTATAGTCAATTAAAAAACTTGAATTATTCAGATCTAAACAATAGAAAATTCAAAGCTGTTGCAAATGCATTTTGTATAGAAGTAATATTAGCATTAGGATTTGAGACAAATGAAAATAAAAATATAAGTAGTAAAGATAATATACAAGCATTAATAAGTAATGAAAACAACAAAAATATTATTGAACTGATTGATAACTATATAGTGAATAATGCTAGTATTAATACATCGTCTACCTCTAATCCTATTCAACCAAATCTTTATTTAAATTATATTGGTTTAGTAAGTGAAAATAATGCCTACAATCAATTAATAAAGAATAGTGATTATCAAAGTCCTTTACTAGAAAAAATAAAAGAGAGAAATAATGAAATGTCTGTTGATAATACAAATGTTAATATAAATGCAAATGTAAAAGTAAATAATGTAGAAATTAAACCTACTCAATCGATTGGACCTTTATTAACAATGTTTACTTCTTGCTCCAAATATGCATCTAAAATAACTAGGAGTGTAGTAAAATTAACTAGAGGCAATAATCAACGTATTAATGTTATACCACCAAGTAATTTACCAGGAATAGGAATAGGAGGAGGGCCTAATAAAATGGATGACTTGATACAATTTGCAACTCTATATCCAGTAGACGATAAAGAAAAGGAAGAAGATTTAAATACTATCAATCTGGATTTGGATTCCAATTTACTGTGTGATACAAGTATTTGTTTTCATCCATTATTACCAATATATATCATCAATGAAGCGTTATATTCAGCTATAACTAATGATGATATTAATGATTCATTAGATAAACAAGTATTTTATAATGTTTATCAATTATTGGTTCAGATGAAAAAGAAAATTAATCAACTATTATCGGAAAAAAATAATGTGGATGTTTTGTTATCTTATATTATAGGTTTAGGAATTAGAGAGATATTTTTTCAAACAAGATCAAGTGATAAATATTTATTTACGGATATAAATAGAATTGATTATTCTTTAATGAGTTCTCTCATTAGTTCACTTAGTTATAGTTATAGTGGAATGATTATTCCA